TCCCGAGGTCCAGGCCCCCGAGAGTGCTGCCGAGCGGACCGCGCCCATGCCGCGGTTGGTGGTGTCGGAGGTTCCGGCCGAGTACCGGCACGCGTTCGACCGGCTGCTGCCGGTGGCCATCGAGCTGGCCCCGGCCGGGCCGTTCAACCGGGACTGGCTGCTCAAGAGGCTGCGCAACGGCGGTGAGCGCACGGTGCCCAAGGAGATTGAGCGACCTCTGGTCGCAGCAGTGCGCGCCGCCAAGAGCGGCCGCCAGGTAGCGGTGTGAGAGGTGCTCGAATGACTCAGCAGGAGAACGTCGTATGGCCGGCTGCGTGGCACCAGGTCCCGAGCCAGGGTCCGGTCGTGACCGGGGCCCTGGCCCCGGCCTGGCCCCCCGGGGTCCAGGTCCCGCGTGAGGTCCAGGGCCCCGGGGTCCAGGGCCCGCGTGAGGTCCAGGGCCCGCGTGAGGTCCAGGGCCCCGGGGCCCAGGGCCCGCGTGAGGTCCAGGCCCCGGGCCGGGGGTTCGGGACCTGGGTCCTGGACCTGGGGTCCGGGACCTGGACCCTGGTCCAGTCGACCCTGGACCGTGACCGGGTCCTGGCCCTGGGGGACCGGGTCCTGTCGGGGACCTGGACCGGGCTGGTGTGGATCACGGCCGGTGGGCTGTTCGTGGTGCCGCAGGCGTGCGTCCGGTGGGTGCAGCAGCCGCACCGCGCCGGGGTCCTGGCCGAGCGGCGGGCCACGCTGACCGCGCTGGCCGCGCGCCAGGCGGTGGACGCGCGGGCCGGGGAGACCGTCCGGCCCGAGGCCCTGCGGCCGTTGATGGACGAGGTCGACGAGCGGGCCCGGACCCTGCGCAAGAGCAGGTGGACCCGGGCCGGGGTGCTGCTGGGCGCCGCGGCCGGGGTGCCGTTCGGCATGCCGCTGCTGGTCGAGGTGACGCCCTGGTGGGTCGACGGCGGTGCGCTGGCCGGGGGAGTGGCGGGCCTGCTGCTGCTGGGCCGGCGCTACATGCGCGGTGACGACCTGCCCGGCGGCGCGCCGGTCGACGACGAGGTCGACGTGCCCGAGGGCCTGCGGCTCGACGACTCCGACCAGGGCGCCAGGGCCACGCTCAAGCGGGCCCTGGGCGAGCTGCGGGCCCGAGCCCAGGTCGGTCCGGCCCGGCGCGGGCCCGGCTGGGGCTACGACTTCCCGGTCCGGATGGCCAAGGCCCTGACCGTGGCGCAACTCGACCAGCTCGCGCACCTGCTCAACGTGCGCCGGGGCGGGCTGCTGGTGCTGCCCGATCGCGCCTCGACCCAGGCGTACATGGTGCGCACCGTGCTGCACGATCGCATCGCCGAGCCGGTGCAGCCGGTGCAGCCTCCCGCGGACGTGCAGCCCACCGACCTGGCCAGGCACGGCTGGTGCTTCGACGGTGACGAGCTGACCCTGGGCATCTCCAAGAGCGCCCTGGTCCTGGGCGCCACCGGCAGCGGGAAGTCCGCGACCCTGCGCGAACTGCTGCGCTGGCGCATCGCCGCGGGCGCCCAGGTGCTGGGCATCGACCTGATGGGCGGCGCCGACCTCGACGTCTTCGCGCCGGCCATGCAGGTCACGGCGTTCGGCTACGAGCGGCTGTCGGTCGCCGACCGCATCCTGCAGTACCTGAGCGCGCTGGTGGTCGACCGCACCGAGCGGCTGCGCCGGTCGGGCCTGGACCACTGGACCGACGAGCTGGGCGGCATGTGGGTGCTGGCGGTCGACGAGTACCACTCGCTGGCCCAGTACGCGCCCCTGCGCCGGCAGGTCGAGGCCCTGGCCATGTCCGGCCGCAAGGTCATGGTCAAGTTGCTCGTCGCCAACAACCGCCGCACCAAGGACGTCATGGGCAGCACGGCGCTGCTGTCGCAGGTCGACGTCGTGGTGCTGCACTCGATGTCGGCCGAGGACGAGCTGGGCCTGCCCAGGGACCTGCGTGAGCAGGGTGTGCGGCCGGCGACGCTGCGCGCGGCCGACGAACGCAGCGCGCACGACGCCGGCAAGGGCTACGTCCTGGGAGCCCGGACCGAGCCGGTGCTGGCCCGGCTGCCCTACACCGACAAGGCAGGCGGCCGCGCGGTCGCCGAGGCCCACCCGGCCGGACCGCTGCATCCCGAGGACCAGGCGGTGTGGGACCGGTTCTTCGGCGCCGGTGTCGACCAGGGCGTGGCGCCGCTGATCATGATGATCCGTGACGCCATCCTGGCCGCGGGCGCCGGGCGCGACCCGGTGCGGGCCAGCGTGGGGGAGATCGCCGAGTACTGCCGCCGGCACGGCGAGCCGATCGAGCGCGAACAGGTCACCGCGCGGCTGACGGGCCTGTTCGGCCCCGACCTGCGCCCGATGCGGCGGGACATGAACCTGCCGGACGGCACCAACCCGAAGGGCTACCGGCTGTCCGACTTCGACGACGCGCTGACCAGGCTGCGCGCGTCCCTCAAGACCGAGGCGGACGGGTTCTTCAACGGCTGACGCGGTGACCAGCCAGCACCAATCTGGCTGGTCACCGCGCACACCGTAGCGCCGTGATCAACACGCAGCACCGCAAAGCGGCGGGCCCTCACCGGGCCCGCCGCACCACCCTTGAATCCCCGGAACCCGGGAAGGCGGGAACGATGCCCGAAGACCAAGCCCCCGATCCCGACGACCTCGGCACCTGGGTCGACGAGCTGGTCTCGCTGGTGCGGCTGTGCCGGCAGGGGCGCGCAGACCTCGGCGACTTCCGGCGCGCGGTCGAGGCCATCGCCGGCGAGCAGCCCGGCGAGCGGCTCGACGAGCTGCTGGTGCGCGCGCTGCTCTGCACCGCCGGCACCGCCCTGGCCGACGACGACCTGGACGTCTACGCCACCGCCAGGGACCTGGTCGGGCAGTGCCCCGAGTCCGCCCGGTACGCCACCTACGCCGCGGACATGCTGTCGACGTTCGATCGGGCCGCGGCCGCGCGCCACGCGCTGGCCGAGGCCACCGAGGCAGCGCGGAAGGCGGACCCCACCACGTGAGCACCACCCCCGACGACGTCCGCCGCGCCGCGGTCCTGGCCACCAGCGCGGCGCACGCGCGCGGCCAGTTCTCGGGCGGCCGCAACGGCCGGCTGTCCGAGGACGGCGCCGTGCACCTGGTCGAGCTGCGTGACTGGCCGCTGGGCGGGTTCACCGTGCCCAGCCCGGCCTGCCACGTCGGCAGCGATGGCTGGGACTTCACCCGGCTGCGGCCCACCCACGACGAGGTCACCTGCGGCCGCTGCGCGCGCCTGGGCCAACACCGTGCCGCGCCGCCGTTCGTCGGCCGCGGCCGCCAGCTGGCGCTGGACCTCGACGCGCTACCTTCGGACCCGCACACGGCGCCGGACGAGTCCGGCGAGGATCACGACAGCTGACCGTGCACACACGTTCCCGTGCCGGCGGGGCTGTAGGACGACGAGGGCCCGGTCACCGCTCTGCGGCGGTGACCGGGCCCTCGTGCCGTCCGGGGTCAGTCGGCGTAACCGATCTTCTGGCCGGCGGCCTGCGCGGCGGTCGACCAGGCGCTGTACTTACGCCGCTTGGCGCGGGCGGTCATCGCCTCGACCTGCGGCAGCGCCTGCTCGTAGAGCGCGTCACCCCGCTGCCGCCGCTCGGCCAGAACCCGCTCGCCGTCACCGGGCTGGACTTCGGGGTGGTCCTCGTTGGCCAGCAGGTACGCGGCGGTGGCCATCGCGGCGGCCGCGCGCCCGTCGCCGACGAACAGCGAGTGGTCGAACTCGGGCGCGGTCATGCCGGTGAGCGCGCGGGCCTTGGCGCGCAGCACGGCGGCCAGGTCGACCACCGGTTCGCCGGTGGCGCGGTCGACGTACTCCCGCAGCACGGCCTCGATCGTGGTGCGGGACAGGCCGGTCAGCTGGTGGACGCGGTTCTTGTTGAGGCCGGCGAGCAGGCCGCGCAGGACGTAGACGTCGCGGTCGCGGTAGTTGGCACCCCAGGTGGCGAGTGCCTGTTCAGCACGGGTTTGGTCCATGCCCAGACGCTACGTGTCCACTTTCGTACGGTCAAATTTGACCGTACAGAACTGTGCATCTAGTGTGGCGCAGGTACCGCTCACCGAGAAGGGAACGCCATGACGACCACCACGAAGCTCAGCTACCAGGACCACCTGCAGGCCGAGCTGGACAGCCTCGACGGCGCGCTGCTGGACAGCCTGACCACCCGGCTGTTCGAGGCGTGGCGTCAGGGCTCGCGCCCCTTCAAGGCGGCGTGCCTGGCCGCGCGTGCCGAGCACACCGACCCGGTGCTGCTGCGGTGGGTCGACCACCGGCTGAACCAGAAGATCAGCGCCACCGGCGCCCACACCCACCGGCTGCCGGGCACGGTCAACCACCTGCTCGACGGCCTGCCGGCCAACTAGCCCCGCCGGGCGGTGCGTCGTGGGGACGCACCGCCCGTACCCGCCAGGCCCCGATCGACCCCCGACCGGCGACACCACCAGGAGGAATCGTGATCATCCTGCACATCCTGACCAGCGACCACCAGCCCGAGTGCAACTGCGGCGCGGCCGTGGGCACCTACCACGCGCAGTGGTGCGACGCGCTCAAGCCGGCCGACGAGCGCGACGGCGAACAGCTGAACTGACCCGGTCCACAGGCGGACGCAGAGGGCCCCGACCACGCTGGTGGTCGGGGCCCTCTGTCGTGTTGCGGCTAGCGGGTCCGGCGCTGCTCGCACTGCTCGGCAGTGTGCTCCGCGCGCAGCTCGGCGGCACCGAACAGCACGCCCTCGTCGTCGGCGGGGTCGACGGCGGGGTCGGTCGTCGACCAGCCGCAGGTGGTGCACCGGCGACCGGTGACGACCTCGGCCTGCCGACCCCGCCGGCACAGCACCATCCTCGTCGACACCACGTTCGGCCCGGTCATCACAGGCCGATCTTGGACGCGGCGTTGATGTCCCAGCTCTGCACGCGCCGGATGTAGTCCATGACGATCTCGACGGTGAGCCAGCGGCCCTGTTCCATGATGGCCTTGATGTCGGCGCCGCCCTCGTAGGCCGAGGTGGCGCCGCCGGCGCGCAGCGAGTGCCCCGACCAGGCCGCGGCGGGCAGGCCCGCCAGGTCGGCCAGGGACTTGACCGCGCGGTCGACGTCGCGGCCGTCGAGCCGGTTGCCGACCAGCCGTTCGTGTCGGCCGCGCCCGTAGACGCGCACCGAGCACAGCACCGGCTGGTCGCCGTGGTCCAGGCCGTGCTCGGCCAGCACCGCCCGCCACGCCAGGAACTGCGTTTTCGGGCAGGTCTCGGGGTGGTGGCCCATCGGCACACCGACCTCGGCGCCCTTGCTGCCCTTGTCCGTCTTGCTGGTGGGCAGCCACAGCCGCAGTCCGCGGTCCTCGACCGTGACGTGCTTGAGCCGCAACCGCGCCAACTCCGAGCGCCGCAGCATCCCGGGCACCCCGAGCAGCAGCAGCACCCGGTCCCGCGCGTTGAGCAGCGGCAGGGCCGCGCGGTGCTCGGCCATCGCCTCGACCATCGCGCGCAGCACCGACAGCGTCACCGGCGTGGCCCGCTTGACCGGCGTGGCGGTGCCGTCCTCGGCCGCGATGCGCCGGTGACCGGCCACCACCCGACCGGCGAGCCTGGGCAGCGGGTGCCCCTCGTGCCCGTGCTGCTCGTGCAGCCACCCGACCGCCGCGCGGGCTTGCTTGATCGCCGAGTAGCCCACGCCTCGTGAGAGCAGCTCGGCGACCCAGTCCGCCAGCGTCTCCGGAGTGGCCGGGACACCGGCGGTGCCGGCCTGCCGGCCGTGCCGCGCGCACCAGGCCAGCCAGCACATCTCGGGCCAGATGCCGTCCGCCGGGCCGATGGTGCGCAGCTCGCCCGGCCGGTCGCCCTTCCCGACGACCTGGCCGAACAGCATCCTGGCGCGGGCGCGCGCGGCGTCGAGCGACACCGACGCGGCGATGAGCCGCAGCGTGTCGGGGGACAGGTACCGGTCGACGTCGACCGCGCCGGGCTGGCCGGGCACCGCGGGCAACCTGCCTGCGGGCTCGTCGACCAGCTCGGCCTCGAAGACCTCGACCTCGGCCGGGGTGTTCATCGGTACTCGTCGGGCATGGGCACCAGCTCGGACCCCTGCGGCTCGTAGAGGCCCTCGGGGTAGGCGGCCAGCAGCTCGTCGTCGGACGCGAAACCCCGGTCAGCGTCCATCGAGTACCAGCCGTGGGTCAGGCCCGCGGCGCGCCGCCGGATGTAGTCGCCACCGTCGCGTCGGGACTGCACGGCCTGGACCTCAAGCGGGATGCTGCCGACGTAGTGGCGTTGCGGCAGGGGCCGGGTGTCGAGCTTGGCCAGCTCGCGCACCAGCTCGGCCGCGCGGCGGCGCGCGGTGTCGAGGTAGAACCGGGCGTCGCGGCTGCGGTGCACGGTGTGCGGGTTGACCAGGTCGACCAGCTCGGCGACGTCGTAGCCGATGCTCCTGCCCAGGTCGGCCAGCCACACCAGGCCGATGTTGTCCAGGTCGTAGGCGTCCGGTTCGTAGCGCCACGGCTCGATCAGCACGCGCCAGCGGGTCAGCTCGGTGTCGTCGGGCCGGGCGTAGCGCTCGCGCAGATGCTCGGCGAGCTGGTGGGCGTGCGGCTTGTCGCAGGCGTAGCGCTCGGACCCGGTCAGGAAGATGCGGTCCTCCCCGAAGTCGGTCCACTCGTCGGGGCGCTCGGTCAGGCCCAGTTCCTTGCGCTGAACCCTGGTGCCGCCACCCGGCCGCCACAGCCGCAGCCGGTACCGGGTCGGCCGGTCGCAGCCTGCGGCGCCGGTGCCGCGGCCGAGCTGGCACCGGGCGGTGCGCACCCGCTCGTCGTGCACATGCCGCGAGCAGTCACAGCCGCCGTAGCCGGTGCACTCGTCCTCCTGGTCGTAGTCCTCGTCTCGGGACTCGACGACCGGGCGGGCCGGCGCCCACTGCGCGGCCAGCTGGCGGGCCAGCTCGTCGGCATTCCGGGTATCGGCAGGGATCACGTGGTTCATGCGGTCGTCCTTCCCGGAACGTCGGGGTGCGTGGTCGGGATGTGCGCGGCCCGGGGCGCTCGCCTGCTGGCGTGCGCTCGCACTTCGGGCAGCACCTGGTGCAGCAGCTCGATTACGCCGAACACCGAGCGCCGCCGGTCGTCGGTAAGGCCGAAGTCGTCCGGCAGGCCGTGCAGGGCTTCCATGACGTGCTTCGCCTCGGCGAGCGTGAGGTCCAGCCGGACCACGCCGGTGAGCCGGGCGTGCTCGGCCGCGACCCGGGCGCGCACGTCGCGCGGCTGGTGGTCGACAGGGGAGCGGGCAGCCTGCCCTGGAACATCTCGGCGACGGTGCGCCGATGCGTCTGCCCGTGACTCAGGCTGTAGGACCGCGGCCGCGGGATGGTGGCCGTGTGGACCTCGACGTCGTCGACCACCAGGGCCACCCGCACGACCTGGGCCAACATCGTGGCCTCGGTCAGCCCCGGCAGGGTGCCCTCGACGAACCGGACCAGGTTGTACTCGGTGGCGGGCCAGCGGTTGTAGGGCATCCACTCGCGGCCGGTGTCCTCGTAGGCCACCAGCCAAGCCGTCTCGGTGGTCGTCATGCCGTCACCGTGCCCTGGTCGTCGGCGGTGTCCTTATGGATGGTCAGCAGCTGCTCGGCGGCCGCCCGGTACTTCGCGTGGTCCTCGCCGAGGGCGGCCAGATCCTGGCTGCCGAGGGTGGCCAGCCTGACCACCAGCGCACCGGCCGCATAGTCGTCCGGCAGGCCGTTCGGCAGCTCGGCCAGGGCGTCGACCGCGCCGAAGACCCCGTACAGCTCGGTCGTGGTGCACGGCAGGGTGTCGGTCATGGTTCAGGCCCCCAAATCTACGACGAGGTCGCCCAGGGCCGCGGTCACGCGGTTGATGCGGTGCTCGGTGGTCGGGTCGACGTCGCGCAGGTCCCAGCGCGGCAGCAGCGCGGCGATGACCGCCAGCGCGTCGGCCAGGTCCTGGACCTGGTCGTCACTGCCCTGCACCAGCCGAGCTTGCCGGACCAACTCGGTCAGCCGCTGGGTGGTCTGCGCGGTCCAGCTCAGGGGGTCGGCCGTACTGGTGGCCTGGCCTTCGACCGTGCCGCGCAGGATGCCGACGAACGTCTGCTCGTCCTCGCCCTCGTGGTAGCGGTGGCCCACCACCACGAAGTCGCGCCCGGCGGTTCGACTGGTCGAGGCGGCGGGTGCCTGGTCGAGGCCGAGCAGGGCGCGGGCGTTCACGCCGGTGACCCGCACGGGGTAGACGTGGTTGGCGCTATCGCCCAGGTAGATGTCGAACGCCTCGGCGCCGATGCGCGCGGTGCCGCAGTGCCGGCTGCCGGTGGTGTTCGCGGTCGGGTCGCCGGGGCTCAGGTGCTCGGCGATGACGTGGCCGGCGTCGCGGGCGTAGGCGATCCACTCGGCCAGCGCGGCGGCGCGCGGGTCGTCGGCGAACACGACGTCGTCCGGCGCGGTGAACGTCAGCGTGGCGAGGTCCGGCAGATTAGTTGCCTGTTCACTCGATGCCGGGGGAGTGGGTTGCTGGGTTTCCACGGAGTGCCCTTCGTGTGGATCTTGCGGACCGCCCGGTTAGGCGTCCGGTAACCCAAGTTATCGGACGTCTAACCGGACCACTACGCACTTCTGCGGGAGTCGGCCCCAGGGGGGTCGAGTCGGGTCCAGTCGGAGAGCGGGGCTGCGGTCGAGGCCCACCGGCGACGGTAGGGCCGCGCCGCCGGCGACGTCCAGGACAGGCGACCCCCAGTTCGTGGACAGTTCCGCGACACGGTCGCCGATTAATCCACCACCGGAACGAAGCGGTTCCGCAACTGGTACGCCTGGACCGAGTGCAGCCAGATCCGGACGGCGCGGCCGGACTTCCACGCTTCGAGGTCGCCGCGGGCGATGAGCCGTTCGACGTGCCGGTCGGAGCACGACAGCAGCGCGGCGACCTCGGCCTTGGTGGCGCTGTCGATGTTGGCGGGGGTGGCGGCGCGCGGGCGCCCGACCTTGGCCATGAGGGTTCCCTTCGGGCTGCACTGAAACGACGATGAGCGGCGAGCGATAGACGAATAGGGCCCGACGTGCCGTGGCGGCGGCACGTCGGGCCCGGGTCGTGCTGGGGGTGGACTACGTCCGGTCGTAGGTGGGCTGCTTCGGCACGCCGATGAGCAGCACCAGGACGAGCTTCACGACCGTGTCGACGACGTCGGCGGGGAGGAAGCGGCCGAGGATGCGCGGCAGGTTCTGCTCGATCACGCGCACCACCGCGTACATCGCGGTGGTGACCACGGCCAGGGCGGCGCCGGCGACGAGCTGCTGCCACGCGGGGTCGACCGCGCCGGCCAGCTCGGCGAACAGGCCACCCTGGCCGGCCAGCCAGGCCACCGCCAGGCCCCAGATGTAGGGCACGCCGGTGCGGACGGTCGAGGTGAGGAAGTTGAGCAAGGAGATCTCCTTGTCGTGTCCGGGGTGGACGGTCAGGTGCAGGTGGCGTGGATGCGCTGGTGCACGGCGGTGGCGATGACGGCCTGGCCCGGGTCGCCCGGGTGCAGCCCGTCCGGCCCCATCAGGCCGAGGCCGTTGTCACCGCCGGGCTGGGGGAAGTAGTGGCTGACGTCGAGCCACATCGCGCCGGTCGCCTCCTTGGCGGACCAGAGCGCTTCGATGTAGCGCTGCTCGGCGGGGTAGCCCCAGTCGCCGAGCGGGTGCGGCACGTTGACGACGACGAACGCGGTGCCGGGGGAGGCTTCGCGGATGTGGTTGACCAGGCTGACGACGTTGGCGGTCAGCTGGGCGGGGGTGGCGCCGCCGGGCAGGCCCCACTCGTAGCGGTACTGCTCGTTGATCCGCCAGCCGAGCACCACCACGGACGGCTTCACGACCCGGGTGAAGTTGGTGTGGCCGTAGTAGACCCCGCCGGGCAGGTACTCGCTGGTGACCGAACCGCCGATCGCGCCGTTCCACACCTGGCCACCGCCGGGTGCGAATGTGCGGTGTGCGACGTTGGGCCAGGCGCGTTCGGCGGTGGTGGCGCCACCGCCGGCCATGATGCTGTCGCCCAGGACCTCGACGGTGAGCCGGCCGCCCAGGTAGTCGGTGCACATCCGCTGCACCGGGCTCTGCGCGTGCGCGACGCTCGGTGCGCCGAGCACGAGCAGCAGCAGCACGGCCAGCCTGGCTAACCCCTTGATCACACTGCCTCCTTGGCGTTCTGCACGGTCACGTCGACCTTCACCACGCCCGCGGCGACCGCGTCGTGGACGGCCTGCTTCACGGCCTCGACGGTCAGGCCACCGCCCTTGGCCACCAGCTCGGCCAGCGCGGCGTTGGCCGACTTGAGGACGTCGACCTCCTGGCGCAGCACGCGCGAGTCGAACTCGGCGTGCGCGGCGTGCCGGTTGGTGGCGGCCAGGACCACGTCGGCGCGGTCCAGCCACTCGGCGTCGCCGTCCTTGACCGGGACCAGGCCCCCCCAGACGACCTCGCGCAGGGCCTGCACGAGGTCGGGCGCGGCACCGGACCCCATGTCCTTGAACATCTTGGCGACGCCGGTGTAGGCGGCCTCTTCGCTCATCGTGTCCTCCAGGTGCTGGCCCCAGTCGGTGGCCAGTACGTCGTTGATGTCGCACGCGATGCCGCCCACGTAGACGGTTCCGGCGTGCTGGTAGAGGTGCCGGCGGCCGAACATCCGCGGCGGTGTGCCGGACCAGGCGCGGCACTGCCAGAACCAGTCGCACAGCCGGTCGTCGGACGGGCCGCGCCAGGCTGCGGCGGCCGCGCAGACGTCGTGCTCGCCGTAGACGCCCACCAGGCCGGGGCGGCCGGCGGCATCGCGGGCGCCGCGCAGGTAGGCCAGCGCGGCGTTCATCTCGGCCGTGGTGACCACGTCGCGGTCGACGGCCATGTAGATCGGCCGGTCCATCGGGAAGCCGATCATGTTCGCGTGGGTTCGGCCGGTGCGGTAGTCGGCGACGCCGGCGTTGTAGCCGCCGCGCCAGTTGTCCGCGGTCTGCTCGAACACGAGCGCCATGCCGAGGCCGTGCGCGGTGAAGTCGCGCAGCTCGCCGGCGTTGGTGCACTTCGGGTTGGCGGGGAAGCCGATGTAGCGGACGGCGCCGACGTAGCCGGCTCGCTTGATTGCGGCCGCGCCGGGCAGTCCGGCGCTGTAGTCGAGGACCTGGGGCACGGGGTCTCCCGGTGGATGGGGGTTGGTCAGCCGGGCAGGTTGGCGACCACGGCCGAGACGATCGAGACGAGCACGGCCAGCGCGGCCAGCGCGGTGCTGACGCTCCAGCGGCGGCCGGTGTTGACCTCGGCCTGCTGGGTCTTGGTGGTGTCGCGGTTGTGCGCGCGCAGCTCCTCCAGCTCGCGCTGGTGGGTGTCGGCGCGCTCGGTGAGCTTGGCCAGCTGGCGCGCGTGGTCCAGGACCTGCTCGTCGAGCTTCTGGCCGAGGTGGCGGAAGTCGTCGCGGATGTCCGCGCGCAGGTCGTCGAGCTGCTTCTGGACGTATGACACGGGGACCTGGTCCACCGGCCCCACCTCCGGAGTGTCGAGTGGGGACGGCGGACGGGGTCAGGCCACGTAGGACCAGGAGTTGGACGTGCGCTCGACCCAGAAGGCGGTGCGGGAGAAGCCGTAGACGCTCATGTTGCCGGGGCTGCCCGCGGCGACGACCCGCTGCACGGACACGTAGAGGCTGACCGTGCCGCTGGCGGTGGCCTTGTAGGGCTGGGCGAAGCTCCGGTGGTCGTCGTTGCCCAGGTCGGTGGTCCAGGTCCACTCGGCCAGCACGGTGCCGGACAGGGCGGTGTCCTGGCGCACGCGGATGCGGTACAGCTCGCCGGGCTGGGTGAAGTTGGCGAACAGGTTGAGGTTCAGCAGGTAGGTGCGGCCCAGCTCCTGCGAGACGCCGGTGAGGTTCAGCTTCGTCACGGTGGTCTCGGTGGTGGTCACCGCGCTGTTGATGACGCCGGCGGTCTCGGCCACGGCACCGGCGACGACGCGGTCGGCGACCGGCGCGACGGCGTAGGTCCGGTCGTCGGTCAGCTGGTCGTCGGCGATGGTGGTGTCCCCGTTGGGCACCAGCAGCGTGGCCAGGCTGATCTCGCGCAGTGTGGTGTTGCTGGTGACCGCGGTCGGGGTGCCGCTGGTGCCGGTCAGGACGTCCAGCTCGATGCGGTTGTCCCCGAAGTGGTTGCGCAGGATGATGCGGTCGGCGCGGGTCAGGCCCAGTGCGTTGGCCTGGATCGGCAGGACCTTCTCGGCGGTGCTCTCGCCCCAGTGCCCTGCGATCCAGCATTCCCCGGTCTGGACCTTGACCTGCAGGCCGGTCGAGTCGGCGTAGACCTTGAAGGCGTTGGCCACGCCGCGGAACACGCCGTCGCTGAGCACGCGGCTGAACATCTTGCGCCACGTGGCTTCGAGCGCGTCGGCGCCGGGGCCGTCGTCGAAGGGGGCGTAGGTGTCGAGGGTGACGGCCATCAGCGGCGCTCCAGGTTCTCCAGGCGACGCTCGGTGGCGCGCAGTGCGCGCACCAGGCGCAGGACTTCGGGGACGTTCCCGCCGGGGCTGGTGATGGCGGGCAGGGTGGACGGGCCCTCGGGGGTGAGCTTGATACGGACCTCGGTGACCTGGTCGCGCACGACGACGCCGTCGAGCACGGCCGTCACGCGGTCGCCGAGGTTGTAGTGGACGAGGTAGCGCAGGTTGTTGGTCTCGGCCGGGGTGAGGCGCAGGCCCACCTGGCCCACGCCCTCGGCCAGGGCCTGGCTGATGTGCTGGTCCAGCTCGGACAGGTCGTCGGTGTCGCGCCGGTCGCGGAACTCCTCGATGCGGCCCCAGTCGACGACGCTGTCGACGTAGAGGCCCTCGCGGATGGTGCGCGTGACGCCTTCACCCGACCCGCCCATGTAGACGTAGTTGAACGTCGGGGCCTGGTCCTCGTACTCGTAGCCGGCCAGGTTGCCCAGGCCGGTCGAGAAGCGGACGCGGCTGGTGAGGTCCTCGGGTTCCCAGACGGTGAACTCGCGCGCGGAGGTGCCGGTCTTGGTGATCCGGAAGCCGAGGCCACCGCCGGTCAGCGCCAGCTCCTGCAGCAGCACGAGCAGCCGCTGCCACCGGGCGCGGCCGAACACCGTGGTGCCGGCCGCCGGGTAGCTGCCGATGGTCAGGCCGGGCACGCGCCGCACCGCCAGCGCGGCGGGTCCGGCGTTGCGGTCGACGTAGTAGCCCAGCACGGTGCTGGCCACGTCGTTGCTCATGTCGTAGCCGGACGAGCTGTAGGGCGGGGTGGCGGTGCCCGGCTGCGGGTGGGCCACCCGCCGGTACAGCCACACGTTGTCGTCGTAGCCGGACACGACCAGCCGGCTGCGGTCCTCGGTGCGGGTGCGCTTGACGTGCCGCATGTCGCCGGACAGGACCACGCCGGCGCTGTTGACCACCTCGATGCCGTAGCCGGGGGTGGCCAGCTGGCGGGCGTAGGGCAGCCGCGCGTCCAGGTCGATGGCCCACGTGCCGACGTCGTTCCACCTGGGCACGAGGTCCAGCTGCTGGAAGTCCTCGATGAGCGCACCGCGCCGCAGGTTGGGTTTACGCAGGTAGACGCGCCACTCGGCCACCGGATCACCTCGTCTCAGGCGCTCAGGTAGGGAGGGCGGTAGGCCAGGCGCACGTAGGAATCGGCGGTGGCGCCGGTCATCTCGACGCGGATGACGTTGCTGCCGCGGCGCAGCGGCCACAGCTCGTCGAGGTCGCCGAGGTCCTCGAACAGGTCGACCCCGTCCGGAGTGCCGTCGTCGAGGATGACGGTCTTGGCGCCGCGCCGGGTGTCGATGGTGACGACCTCACCGGCGGTCAGCACGGTGGACAGCGACAGCGACTTGCCGGTGGTCAGGTTGGTCAGCACGATCACCGATCCGGGCCCGCGTAGCTCCCACACCGGCTGGGCCTCGACGTCGCCGACGTTGACCACCGTGGCCTCGGAGAACAGCTCGCTGCTGCTCAACCGCAGCGGCAGCAGCGGGAACCACTTGCTGCCGCTGCCGCTCAGCTCGAACTCGGTGACCACGTCCGACAGCGCGTACCAGTAGGGATCGTGTGCGCGGAACAGGGCGGTGGCCAACTGCAGCTCGGGCCCGCTGGTCTCGCCGAGCCGCTCCTGCAGCTCCAGGCCCCCCTGGTAGCGGCAGGTGATCTCGCGCTGGTCACCGGCCTCGGTGGTGACGCGGATGCGGCCGTCACCACGGATCGGGTCGACGGTGGCGATGAGGTCGCGCACCGCGGTGCGCACGTCGGCACCGCTGACCTTCACGCGCAGCGCGAAATCGCGGGCCCGGTGACGGACCCCGCGCAGCCGGCTGCCCGGCTGCTCGGGGACCTCGTCCTCCTCCAGGGCGATCGGCGGCATGCCGCGGCCGGACACGTCCCAGCGGACGGCCAGGGTGTGGGCCGTGCCGTCAGGGTCGATGAACTCGGTGACCTCGGGCACCCGTCACCCCCTTCACAGCGGTGCGTCCAGCGCTTCCATGCGCTGGTACTGGGCGATCAGGTCGACGTCGCTGTTGCGGACGCCGTCCAGGTGCAGGTGGAAGTGCCGCTCGACGACGCCACCGCCGGGCACGCCCGGGTCGACCGCGCGCACCGAGTCGGTGCGCGCACCGGCCTGGATCTCGGCGGTTTCGCGCGCGGTGGCGACGAACCCGGCGCGGGTGGGGAAGATGATCTCGGGGCCGTCCTCGCCCACCAGGTAGGGCTTGCCGGCCTCGACCGGGCCACCCATCGCGCGCGCGGCCATGCCGACGCGCTGGCCGTTGTCGCCCAGCGCCCACACGTCGCCGTTGGCGCGCACGGCGATCGAGATGACGCGGCCGTCGTTGGTCTGGATCAGCCGGTTGATGCCGTCCTGGGCGGCGCTGGTCTTGGCGTCGATGACGACCGTGCCGTCCGGCAGGTTGCGGACCTGCCAGTCGAACATGCCCAGGCGCTGGGCGGCCTCGGCCAGGCCCGGGGTCGAGATCAGCGTGGCGACCTGCTGGGGGATCAGCCCGTACTGGGTGGCCAGCCGGCCGGCTTCGTCCTTGGTCAGGCCCAGCGCCTGGTACTGGTCGATGAACCGGTCACGGGTCTGCTGGACGAACTGGGCGACCTCCTGCTGGGTGGCGCCGTTGCGTGCCAGCGCGTCGGCGCCGGCCAGGGTGTTGCGCTCCAGCTCCTTGAGGGTGTCGCGCAGCTGGGCGCCGTTGGCCTTGGTCGTGTTGATCGTGCCGTCTGCGTTGATCAGCTCGGACCCGAAGCCCTTGCCGCTCGCGGCCGCGCCGTTGAAGCCCTCGGCCAGGCCGCGCAGGGTGGCGTTGATGCCCTGGACCGCGTCCTCGTAGCTGGTGTTGCGGCCGGTCAGCTCGTCGAGGATGGTCCGCAGGGCCTCGACGCGGGCGTTGACGTCGGAGACGTTGGTCTTCAACGTCTCGTAGGCCGCGGCCTGCTCGCTTGCGGCGGCCTTGTTGGCCAGCTGCGCCAGGCTCAGCTCGCCGACCTTGCTGCTGCTCTCCGCGGTGGCCTCGGCCAGGTTGCGGGCCTCTTGGATGGCCTTCTCGTTGGCGGGGGTGCCCTCGGTCAGGACGTCGATCAGCTCGCGGACCGCGAACGACTCGTTGTTCAGCTCGTCGACCAGCTTCTGGGTGTCCGCGGCGTTCTGCTGCAGCGGCACCTTCTGGTTGTCCAGCTCCTTCTGCATGTCGCGTAGGCGCGGCAGCAGGTTCTTCGCGGCGTCGCCCTGGCCCAGGTAGGCGTCGGTGAGGTCGGCCAGGCTGATGCCCAGGGTGCGGGCCTTGTCGATGGACCCCTGGTCCTGCAGGTTCTTCGCGGCGACGCTGCGCACGTTGTCGTCGATCTCGCCCTTGGACGCGCGCAGGGCGGCCCGCAGGTCCTCGGCGCCGCGCGCGGCCGAGGACTGCTTGCCCGCGAACATGCCGTAGGCGGCGGCGCCCACACCCAGCGCCAGGCCGAGCGGGCCCGCCACGAACGAGGCGATGCCGGCGAAGCGGCCCTGTGCCGCGCCGGCGCCGTCGCCGACGTTGCGGGCGCCCTGGCCCAGCCCGTCGAGGGCCACGCCGAGGGCCTGCACACCGCCGGTCACGGCGCTGAACAGGCGGAACGCTGCGGCCAGGGACAGCACCACGCCGAGCACGGTGCCGACCTCGGACGCGATGGGTGCCAGCAGGGCCAGCAGGCCCTCCAGCATGTTGAGCAGGATGCCGGCGCTGCCGAACAGCACCGGGAAGCCGCCGGACCCGAGCTGCAGGGCGACGGTGTAGAGCTGCCACAGCGTCTGCCGCAGCTGGTCGACGGCCGGTGCTCCGGAGTCGGACAGCTCGGCGAGCAGGCCCCCGACGAAGCCGAGGGTGTCGCGCACGACCTGGCCGGTGCTGACCAGGATGCGGCCGCTGGACTCGCTGGCCCGCGACACCCGGGTGAACATCTCGCCGACACCGGCGCCGGTGTCGATGAGCAGCGACTGGAAGCCGCGCATGGGCGCCTCACCCGAGCGCACCGCGGTGACGAACCCGGGCATGGCGCCGCGGGCGAAGCCGATGACGCCGTCCGTGAGGTCGTCGACGTAGGGCGCGGCCTCGACGAACGCCTCGGCCAGCTGCGGCTGCATCTCCTCGGCCGCGTCGCCGACGTCGACCAGGGCGTCGTGCAGCGGTCCGGCCAGCGGCCGGGCCGCGTCCTGGGCGCCGTCCGCCACGGTCTGGGTCAGGTCCTGCCAGGACTGCGCGACCTCGGCGTTGCCCGAGACGATGGCGGCACCGGCGACGACGAACCCCGCGGCGACCAGGCCGAGCATGCCCCCGACCGCCACACCGGCGCCCAGCGCGGCCGGCGCCATCTTGGCCAGCGTCTTGACGCCGGTGTTGCCGAACTGGTCGAGGCGTTCGCGGGCGCGGTCGGACGCGGCGCCGACGTCGTCGAGGGCCTTGGACCCCTGGTCACGGCCCAGAATGGTGAAGATCAGGTCGGACACCGGATCACCTGGCCCGTCGTGTGTCTTCGAGCTGGGTGATGTACTCGCGGCCCAGCAGGTAGTCGTTGTGGGTCAGCTGGTCCAGCAGCACCGGGTCGGTGCGCAGATGGACCCAGAACCTCAAGCGGAAGCGGTCGACCTCGTCTTCGAGCCAGCCGCCGTCCGCCGCGCCGTGCGCGATGCCGCCTTCGGCTCGGCGGCCGCCGTAGGGTCCGCGGTCTCGTCGCGCTCGCGCCGGTCGGGGGACTCGTCGGACCGGTCGTAGCCCAACGTGGCCATGTCGAACTCGAGGTCTTCGAAGCGCACGTGGTGCCCGGCGCGGCGCATCGCCAGCCACAGGAACGCGCTCACGCCCAGCGGCCCGAAGTTGTCGTTGAAGTCGGCGATGATGTCCTTGAGCTTCGCGCCGGTGACGCGCTCCAGGACGATGGCCTCGGTGTTGAGCAGCTTGCTGCGGTCGAACGGGAACTCGCCCAGATCGGGGGATCGGAAGATGGCCATGTGCCCTGATGTCCTTGTCTCACACGAGTTTCTTGAGGTACGTGTCCACGGTGTTGAGGGTGCGGCCGCGCACGATCGGGCCCTGGTGCTCGGCGGCGTCGTCGAACCACGCCGGCGGCGCGACCTGCTCGACCCACTTGCGCTTGTTGCCGAACACCGGGTGACGCCAGCGGCCCCGGTTGAGGTAGCGCGGCAGGCGCCGCTGGTCGGGGGGCATGGCGCGCTGGGCCGCGCGCACGCGCAGGCTCGCCGACGCGGCGCTGGTGGTGACCTTGGCGCTGACCGCGCGGGCCACGGTCACGCGCAGCCGGCTGTTGCTGTACGCCTTCTGCTTGAGCCGCTCGCTGGGGCGCTTGCGGTTGCGCAGGGTGTGGGCGGCGCGGGCGGCGCGCGCCGAGGCGCCGTCCCGCCGCAGCGGTTTGCCGCGCTTGCCCAGCTTCACGCCCCGTACGGGCAGGTCGTCGACGTTGTCGCGGGCCTCGTCGACCAGCGGGGTGACCCCTTGGCGCAGGGTCTTGGTGATCTCGCGGCGCAGGCCCTTGCCCTCGCTGCCCGCGGCGTGCATCCGGCGGGCCAGCTCGGTGAAGTCGCCGGTGCCCACGACGTATCTGGACACCGGCGACCACCTCTTCTACGGCGTGGCGTCGGTGGTGCGGTACAGGGCCTTGTAGCTGGTCGTGCCGTTGTCGATGACCTTGAACGGCAGGCTGCGGGTGATGATCCCCGGGCCGGACACCGCCGGCGTCTTGCCGTCGAACCGCGCGTTCACGGTCACGGTGAGGCCGTACTTGTGGGCGCCGCTGATGGTGGGCCCGACGAAGTCGAGCACCACGGCGTGCTCGGTGCCGGCGCGGAACCGGTTGTAGTCGGTCAGCCCGTCGAACTCGGCCTCGATGGTGCCGGTGATCTCGCGCAGCCCGTTCTCCTCGGGCTTGTCGCGCAGCTGGGAGCCCAGCGCGTAGTCGTCGTCGTCGAGACTGTGCGTGGCCTTGATGCTGAACTTCTTGACCCGCGCGGCGCCGCCGGCGACGGTGACCGTGCCCTGGACCCAGGTCAGCAGCACCGGTGAGGTCGGGTAGACCGCGGTGGCCAGGGGCTCGTCGAGCACCTCGTCCTGGCCCACGAAGTTGACCTGCAGCCGGCCGATGCCCTTGGCGTCGACGGACAGCTCCCAGTCCTTGACCACGCAGCCGGTGTAGGTGAACGGCTGCACGGTGCCCGAGCTGTCCGGGCGCCCCACCTGGACGGTCGCCGCGGGCAGGGTGCCCGGGGTGAACAGGTGCTCGTAGACGGTCGGGGCGCCGGCGGCGTCCGGCTGGGACGTGGCCACGCTGCCGAAGCAGTGCTTGAGCAGCAGGCCCAGGCCCTTGGTCTTCAGCTCGACGCTCATGGCGCCGGCCACCGCCTTCTCGCTCGCGGCCCAGTCCTCGGAGCGCAGGACGCGCTTGCCCGGGTGCAGGCCCGCGGACTCCAGGCGCCCGATGGTGTGGTCCATCGACTCGTCGAGGAACGCGAAGAACCGCGACACGGTGGCGGGGTCGCCGTAGGTGGTCTCGGCCGCCATGCCGAGCTGCGCGAACAGGCCGCTGGTCATGCGGTCACCTCCGGGGCGGCCGCAGCCGCGGCCGCGGGCTTGGTCTTGGGCTCGTCGACCTCGGACCAGGTGTCCTGCCGCAGCAGGGCGTCGGTGAGGTCGGGGCTGGTGCTGATCGGCTCGCCGCGCCGGACCACGACGCCGGGCAGCTGCGGGATGGACACCGCGTCGTGCGGGCCGGTGTAGACGATGCGTCGGGTGCGCGGGGGCACGGGGTCCTCCAGGGCGGGGGTCAGGTCAGGCGGGACTCGAACATCAGGCGGTAGACCAGCGACACGCCCACGCGCCCCTTCACGCCGGTCTCGTAGAAGAACTCGCCGCTGGCCACCCCGCCGTAGACCAGGCCGGGCAGGTGGTCGAGGCCGGGGTCCTCGGCCAGCAGTTCCTCCAGGACGCGGCCGATCTCCACGGCCCGGTCCTCGACCGCGTCCAGGTCGTTGCCGTGGTTCCACACGTCGACGTAGACGTGCAGGTAGCAGGTCTCGTCGCGCTCGCGGCGCGGGCCACCGCCCAGGGTCACGTAGCGGTGGTCGAACTCCAGCTCGCCGAAGAACACGTAGTCGTGCGCGGTGACGTGCTCGTCGAGGTGGCGGTCGACCTGCACGTCCTGCAGCTCGGTGGCGGCGGCCAGGCGGGCGTGCACGGCGCGCTTGATGGCCAGGCCGTTCATGCCGGCCATCAGTAGTCACCGGGCCCGAAGTGGAACAGCGAGTAGCGCTGGGGCGCGAAGGTCAGGGTGCGGCTGGCGGCGCCGCCCTGCTTGTCCCGCTTGGGGCGCAGCGAGTAGCGCTCGTAGACCGCGTCGACGTCGGGCAGGCCGGTGGTGAACTCGGTGGCGGTGGCCAGCTTGTAGTCGCCACCGGTGACCGAGCGGTAGGACACCGCCCGGTCCGACGTGCGCGACGTGGGGTCGGTGAGCCGGTCGCGCAGGCGGGTCTTCACCGCGTCGACCAGGTCCGGCGGGGGTGCGTCCAGGCCGTGCTCGTACTCGACGACCACGTTGCCGTAGCCCTCGGTCCAGCGTTCGCCGTCCAGGCGCCGCAGCACCCGGTCTCCGCCCTCGTGCAGCGCGGCCAGCTGCGCGGTGGTGAAGGCGGTGAAGGTGCGGTCGGCGCGGGGTGCCATGCGCACGGACCGGATGGTGCGCACGTGCGGGTCCGGCAGCACCAGCTCGGTGGTGCCCGAGCCGTTGAGCACCACGCGCCGGTAGCGCGGCACGAACGCGCGCGCACAGATCCGCTCGCACTCGATCTCCACTTCGGTGCGGCGGGCCAGCACGTCGGCGGTGGTGTACTGGGCCGAGTTGCGGGTGGCCTGGTACTTGTCGCGTCCCTCGGCGACGGTGAAGTAGAAGCCCCCGACGACTTCGACCTGGTCGACCTCGACCACCGTGGTGCCGTCCAGGACCGCGGTCCAGGACACGCGCAGCTCGGCGAGCTGGGCCTGCGCGGGCAGGGTCCAGGTGTAGGTGCCATCGGCGCCCGCGGTGGCGGTGCCGGTGGTCACCGTGGCGCCGTTGGCGTCGACGACCGCCACGGTGACGTCGCCGGTCGCGGCCAGCGGCGTCTCGCCGTCGAGGTCGTAGAAGGCGTGATCGAGCAGGGCCCGCGCCGTGCGGGCCACGCGCGTGAGTGCCACGCTGACCTCCAGTCGAGGTGGGGAACCGGTGGCGCAGGCAGGGCACGGCCTGCGCCACCGGTGGTCAGGCGAGCCGGACGGAACCCTCGACGGCGCCGGTGACGTCGACGTACACGCCCAGCGCGGCGCGGATGCCGCGGACGTGGTCGAGGTCGACCGACTGGCCCGCGGCCAGGCCGATGGTGGCCAGCAGCGTGCCGGTCGCCGACGTGCCGTCGAACACCCGCACGGTGGCCGGGGCGGCGGCGGTCTCGCGCACGGTGATACCGGCGTAGATGACGTGTCCGCTGTAGACGAGCTGGTCGGAACCGGTCAGCGCGACCGGGGTGACCGGGGCGCCCATCAGCGCCAGCGCAGGTGGACCTGGACGTAGCCGTCCGGGATGGCCAAGCCCGTTCCGGTGTTGACCTTCTCGAAGGTCAACACCTCGCCCGCGGCGACCAGGCGGTCCTCGGCGGTGGCGGACAGCGTGGCCGTGTCGGCCTTGAACGCCACGCTGTTGGTGGCGATGTAGGACCGGGAGGCGACGAGGTTGTCGCCGGTGCCGTCCGTGCCGCGGTTGCGCAGCGACAGCACGGCGTAGTTCGTGCCGTTCGCGGTCACGGCGGCCGCGGGAATCCACTTCACCGCGGTGATCTCGGCGTTGTGCGGGCAGACGAAGCCGGCCCACTCGTCGGCGGTGCCGGCGGTGGCCTGGCCGGGCACGGCGAAGCCGTACACCAGGTCGCCGCGGGTCTCCTTGAGCGTGCTCACGTGCCTTCTCCTCAGGCTGGTAGGGGCGCACGAGCGGCCCCGCCACCGGTTCGCTGGGTGTGGCGGGGCCGCTGGTCGCGCTGGGGGTGGTGCCTGGGGTCAGGCGGTGCCGCGCTGCATGCCGCGGTGGTCGACCACGGTCACGCCGTAGATGTGCCGGATCTTGATCGTGAACTTGTCGGCGTCGAACACGCTGCCGACGTTCGGGTCGACCTGCTGGAACATCTGCGGCAGCTTCTGGCCCTGGTAGAAGCCCACCTCGATGGTGGGGCACTTGCCCGGGTCGGCCAGCAGGAACCAGTCGTTGGGGTCCGACCAGTAGTCGACGACCTCGTAGCCCAGGCCCTGGTGCTGGTTGGGGATGTTGCTGGCGTTGCCGCTGGCCGGGATGGCCACCGCGCTGGTGGTCAGCTGCTTGGCCAGGCCCTCCAGCTCCGGCGGCACGATGAGCAGCCGCGGCACCAGGGACAGGATGTCCAGCGGGGTGTTGGCGCGGGCCTGGCGGCGCATCTTCACGCGCAGCGAGTCCAGGCCGGACTGGGACAGCGCCACCGCCGTGGTGTTGGCGTGGTCGGCGTGGAACAGCGGGGTGCTGTCGTAGTCGACCGTGGCGTTGCTGGTGAACAGGTCCCAGATGAACCGGTAGAGGGTGACCGCCGCGGCGCGGCCCAGCTCGGTGGGGATGCGGGCCAGCGACTTGAGGTCGTCGTTGGCCACCATCTCCATCGTGAAGTCCTCGGTACCGCCGCGCTTGCTGATGCGGTACTTGACTTCCTCGTCGGTCGAGGAGGTCAGCGGCTGGTAGGGGGCGCCTTCCTCGACCTCGGGCAGCGAGCCGTAGCCGCCCACGCGGATGATCTTCTGGTCCTTGAAGTCGTTCACCCGGACCTGGGACGAGACGACCTTCTCCCAGCTGTTCAGCTCGGGCAGGCTGTACTCGGCCACCATCTTCTTGTTCATGGTGTCGGCCAGGGCCTTGGGCCAGTCGCCGGAGTCCAGCGACTCGGACGCGCGGCCGCCACCGAACGAGGACTCGAACACCTTGCGGTTGAAGTCCTCGTCGAACGACCGCGGCCGCAGGCCGGTCCAGTCGGAGAACGCCTCGCGCAGCGACGGGTAGCCCTTGGTGTTGTCGCGCGTGTCGAACATGTCCTCCAGTGCCCGGCGCTTGCGGTCGCGCTCGTCCTGGGTCACCGAGGTCTCGGCGGTGCGCGGCCGCAGGTCGGCGCGCTCGGCCAGGGCCAGGCCCTCCTGCAGCACGCGCAGCTGGGCGGTCACGACCGACTGGGTGACCTCGGCCGGCAGGGCCTCGATCACGGCTTCGGTGACGGCCTCGGGCAGGCCCGCCTTGCCGACGACGTGCTGGACCATGCCGCGCACGGCCCAGGAGTCCTTGGGGTAGGACACCTCGGCGGGCGCCGGCGCGGCCTCCTTGGCGGCGCCCTGGTCGGCGGCCGGGGCGGTGGCGGCCGCCGTGGTGGTCTCGCCCGCGCGCACCAGGCCCACCGTGGCGAGCTGGTCGGGCGTGGCGTCCTTCAGCGCGGCCAGCACGGCCTCGGTGGACGGTGCGGTCATGGACGACTCCTGCTGGTTCTCGGCCGCCCGGGTGTGGGTGGCGGGGGTGTGGTCGAGGTGGATGCCGCCGGCGACCACGCGGGTGGCCTTGCCGCCGGCCGCCGGCTGGCTGACGACGTCGGCGCTGAACACGTGGCTGATGGACTGCGCCACGCGGATCGAGCGGCCGGACTCGGTGACCGAGGTGAAGCTGCCGAGCACGTCGTGGCTGATGCCGACGGTGGGCGGCAGGCCCTCGGCCTCGGCCGCCAGCGCGGCGTCGAGCGCTTCGGCGGTGCTGGTCGCCGAGGGGAACAGGTGCAGCTCGGCGTCCAGGCCGGCGGCGCTGGCCTCGACGTTGCGGTAGAGGCCCACCAGGCCCTCGATGGTGCCGCTGCTGATGTCCTCGGTGGACCGGTGCCGGTTGTACGCCTTGGCGCCCTCGTAGAGCGGCGCGGCGGCGGCCAGCACGGACTCGCCGTAGCGGTTGCCGTTGAGGCTGTCGCCGACGCTGATGATGCGCACCGCGTAGACGCGGCCGCCGGTGATCGAGCTGGTGCCCTTGGACTCCAGGACGCGGCCCACCAGGTGGTCACGCTGGCCGGGCTGGGCGCTCTCGACCGCGCTGGTGAGGGACTCGCCCGGCTCACCGCCGGGCGAGCCGACCGCCACGTAGGTGCGGGCGACCTGGACGGGCTCGCCCAGGGTCACCTCGCCGGCGTCGTCGATGGTGTACGGGCACTGCCACAGGTGGTCGGAGTCGACCTCGTAGACCACGTCGGTGGGCGTCATGTCGACGACCCAGCACCACCGGTAGGTGTCGCCGGACTCGGCCATCAGCCGCGCGCGCAACGCCTTGCGCACCAGGTCGCCGCGGTCGGAGTAGGACCGCTGGCCGTTGACCAGCGCTTCGCTGGCGGCCGCGCTCATGCGCCGTCACCGGCGGGCGGCTGCTCGACCAGCGCCAGCAGCTTGGTGGTCAGGCCCTGTCGGGGCTTCTCGCGGCCGCCCTCGACGGCCAGGGCCTGGCGCGCGCGCTCGACGTCGTCGCCGACCCAGGCCAGCACGTCGTCGGCGCTGCCGGTGGGGACCTCGCCGGCGGGCGCCGGGGGCGGGGGCGGCACGTGGGTGGGCTGGTCGGGTTCGCCGACCAGCCGCCGCGCGGCCTGCTCGGCCAGCTCGCGGCGGCAGTCCTGCACGAACAGCTGGTCGAACGACCAGCCACCGCCACCGAGCACCACGCCCTGGGGGCCGGCGTGCAGGGTGACCACGGCGAAGAGGTCGTCTTCCTCGACCTGGACGTCGAGGACCTCGTCGAGCCGCGCGCCCAGGACCTGGGCGACGTACTCACGGGTCAGGGAGGACATGGCAGATGGCCCCTTCCGGGGGTGGCGTGGCGGGGTGGTGGGTCAGGCGACCGCGGGCTGCGCGGGCTGGGGCTCGACGGGCTTGGCGCTGTCGATGTGGTCGGCGAGCTTGTCCCGATCCGTGTCCGGCTTGTCCAGCTCGGCGACGTAGGGCACGCCCATGAACTGCTCCCAGCACCGCTTGGCGGCCAGGGCTGCGCCCTCCTGGGACAGGGCGCCGATGGTGCGCAGCTTCTCCAGGCCGGTGGCCAGGTTGAGCATCACCTGCGCGGCGATCTGCGAGTCGGCCGCGGCGACCTCGGGCCCGACCGCGGTGACGGTCTGCGCGGCCGGCACCCGGTAGCGCTCGCTGGTGCGCGGGTCGACCGCGTCGACCAGCCGCGGCAGCCGGCCCACGCGCACGGCCTGGTCGACCGCGAAGCGCGGCAGCTCGGTCTGGTAGTCCAGCCACATGCGCTGCACGGACTGGATGCGGCGCCGCACCGGTTCGGCCATCGACTGGCTGGTGGCGCGGTTGGCGTCCTCGGGATCGGCCAGCCAGTGGCGCGACAGGCCCGAGCCGGCGGCCGCCATCGTCAGCACCGACCGGTTCGCGGCGTTGTCCTCGTACGCGCCGGTCTGGGCGACCTTCGGTTCCCACTTGACCTTGTCGTTGTGGACCTCGACCGAGCCGGACCGGGGGATGCGGTTGCCGCCGCGCGAGGCGACGTACTTGTCGACGTCGTCCTGGGTGCCGGTGACCTCGACGTCCCACACGATGTAACGCGCCAGGGCGGTGCGGTCGATGAGGTTGGACAGGATCGTGTCGTAGCTGTCCAGCCAGTCCAGCACCGTGGCCAGGAACGGCTGGCTGCGGGTGTCGGTGGCGGTGGTCTTCCACGGTGCGAAGAACGTCGCCTCGCCGGCGCGCAGGCCGGTGAGGTCGTCGACGCGCACGATGTCCAGCCGCAGCTCGTCGCCACCGCGGCGCAGCACCGCCTGGTGGGGCCACAACGGGTTGCCCAGGTACGACGTGACGTCCTCGATCGCCGAGACGTCCACCGGCGCGAACCGCACGGCGTGGCTGTGCACACCGGACATCAGCTCCAGCAGCTGCTCACCGGCCAGCATGGCGTCGCGCATGAGCAGCTCCTGGCGCTGCCCGAGCGCGACCGCGGGGTCGGTCCAGAACTCGCTGGCCACGCGCAGCACGTCGGGGTTGGTGCCCTCCAGGCTGACGCCCTTGTCGCCGACCGCGAACGAGATGTAGGTGTCCACGATGGCCTTGGCCATCGGGTTGTAGCGGTACGCGGCGACGCTGAACGTGCGCTGCCGCTCGCGGGTCATCCACGGCATTTCACGCGGGCCACCGCCGGGTCCCAGCGACCGCCAGCCGCGCTCGCCGTCGACGGGGTCGTAGCCGCCGTAGCCCGCGCCGGCGGCGCCGGTGACGGCCAGCTGCGCGGGGTTGGCCTCGACCGCGCGCCGCGCCGGCGGCCGCCGCTCGGGGAACCACGACCAGGCCATCAGCCCACCTCGTCGAGCATGCCGAAGCGCGGGCGGGGCGCGGGCGGGTTGGGCGCGGTCGCGGGGCCGTGGTCGACGGGCTCGTCCAGGTCCTCGGCCGCGCCGTTGTACTGGGCGACCGCGGCGACGCCCAGCGCCAGGACGCTGGCCACCAGGCCGGACCACCACCAGTTGCCGACCAGGCCCCCGACCGACACCGGCACGCCGAGCACCCCGACCAGGCCGAGCAGGGTGGACACGGTGCGGTTGCCCGGCGCCGGCACGTCGATGTGGATGCGCAACTTGGCCACGACGAACCTCCGGGTGCGGGTCAGATCAGGTCGGAAAGGCGCTGGTTGGGGCGCCAGAACTGCTCGGGCTTGTCCTCGCCCTGGTCGACGCGCGCGACGCGCGCGGCCGCCGGGCCGTAGCTGGTCTGGGCCAAGGCGCCGCGCTCGATGGCGTAGCCGCGGGCTTCCATCGCCAGGACGCCGGCGACGAAGTCGTCGATGAGGCAGGCCGGGTCGTCGGCGCGCTTCTTGGCCAGCGACAGGTAGTACTCGGGCACGCCCTCTTCGTCGCCCTCGCGCTGGGGCTTGGGCTTGCCCTTGACCAGCACGGCGTTGAGCGCGTGCTGGGTGGCCACCGGGTCGTCGTCGTGCGACATCTCGCCGTGGCTGTAGGCGTGCAGAAACCGCTGAATCGCGCCGTCCATCCGCTCGATCTTGTTGGTGGGGAACTCGACGACGCGGTCCTTGAACAGGCCCGCCCAGATGTCCAGGTAGTTCTCCCACTTCCACGGGTCGGCAAACAGGTAGGCGACGTCGTACGCCTTGAAGGCGTCGAGCACCGCCTGGTGGACCTCGGGGCGCGGGACCTTGCGGTCCTCGTAGTCGGACGGCAGCCAGATGCGCAGCCGGAACAGCGCGCCGTCGCGCAGCCTGCAGACCTTGAGGCTGGTTGCATCACGCGACCGGCTGCCGTCGAAGCCGAGCGCGATCTGCTCGCCGGTGCGCAGCGGCGGCACACCGAGCACGGAGTGGGCGCGCGCGGCCCAGCCCTCGGCGGTCACCGCGGCCCGGGTGCCGCCGGTGATCTCCTGCAGGTAGTAGCGCCGGACCTCGGCCTCGCCGTAGCTCGGGTCCTGGACGTCGGCGCGGATGCGGCGCGCGGACACCCAGCCGCCGCGCTCCTTGATGCTGTCGCCGTACAGGTAGATGATCTCGCGCAGCAGGCCCTCGTCGTCGTTCAACTCCACGCGCCGCCGGGGCAGCCGGTAGTTGATGTAGACGTCCTTGGCCTTGGCCTCGTAGGTGCGCTGGGCCATCGACTTCTCGGTGGGGTCCCAGGGGTTGGTGAGCTGGGACCACTGGCCACCCATACCGCCGATGGACCGCATGATCGTGCGCGCGAACGTCACGCCGCCGCCGCGGCTGCCGTCGCCGATGAGCAGGCCGGACTCGGTCATCGACCCGTAGGTGAAGCGACCGCCCAGCCGGCCCATCGCGCTGGACGGAATCGCCTCGATCTTGCCTTCGTGGATGCCCGGCAGCTTGATCTCGCCCAGGCCCACCTCCAGGCCCGGGGTGTTGACCAGCCGGTCGTGCGACAGCATCGCCAGCACCGGCGCGTAGGTGTTGCTGGTCTGCTTCTCGTTCAGCGCGGCGATGACGATCCACGGGCTCGGGTGCGGCTTGGCGACGGGCTCGCCGTTCGCGTCCCAGCCGGCGAACACGACCGGGCCCAGCGCGTGGGCGCAGATCCTGGCGGCGGCCAGCGGGTCCTTTCCCCACTTCTGCCCGCGCACGAGCAGGTCGCCGCGGTAGAACATCGCGTCGCCGTCGTCGCCGTCGACCGCGGTCGGGTGCAGGCGGTAGCACCACACCAGGTGTTCGAGCTGCTCGCCGGTGAGGATGTAGGGCAGTCCGGCCTGCGGCCCGTCCGGGATGATGCAGTGGCCCTCGATCCACTCGGCGATGCTGTAGCCGAGGGTGGGGAACTCGCCGGGTTCTTCGGGACCACGCCAGGGCACAGGTCATCACCCCCGTGACCTGCGCGAGTTTCAGATTTTCGACCTCGGATGAGGCACACTTTCCGGATGGATCACGACGCCCGGCCGCACCGGACCGAGGTCCTCCTGGCGGACCGCCAGCAGGGCAAGACCGCGCACGCGCTGGCCTGGCTGGTCGACGGCCACCCCATCGACAGCTACCCGCGCTGGTCTCGTGCGCTGGTCTGCGTGAACGACCGGGAGGCAGCCGACCTGGGTACGCGCTTGCCCTGGGCGCGGTGGCGCAAGTGCATCGTGGCGTTCAGCGAGCTGCGCTCGTTCAGCCTCGCGGTCACCCCGGGCACGGTCGAGTTGGCGTTCGACAACGTGCACGTGGTGCTGTGGGAGCTGCTGTACCGGCAGACTCACGGGCGTGCCCGTACCAGCCTGCTGACCTTCGACGGGACCGCGCACGTGCAGCCAGACCTCGAAGCTGTCGAGCACGCGGTCTCCATGCTCGACGACTCGCACCGGTGCGAGCCGGGAACATGCCGCTGGTCTACCCCCGAGATTCTCGGCCGCTGATGTCCAGGTTGTGCTCGGACCACAGCCGCCGCTGGTGCTGCTCATCGTGGTCGGTCCGGATGGCGTCGAGCTGCCGTTCCCAGTCGGTGGGCCGGTCGTCTTCCCACGCGCCGGTGTGCGCGCGCAGGGCCTGGTCCCTGAGCTGGTAAGGAACGTTGGGCCTGCGGGTGTAGCCGTACCTGAACAGCGGGCCCGGCGTGCTGTAGACGTCACGCAGCACGCGGCGCTGCCACTCGGTCAGCAGCGGCGTGACGTCGACCGCGGCCGCGGCCTCGATCCACGCCTCCAGTTCGGCCGGCCAGTCGACCGGCTTGGCCAGTTCCTGCAAGGACTCGCGCACCGCGCGGTGCTGCTCGACCAGCTGCCAAATCCAGCTGGGCTCGGGCGGCCGGACCTGCGGCTCGCGGCCGGTGACGACGAACGTCAGGACGTCGCCGTCGATGCCGATCCGGACCGACTCGTCACCCTGCTGCATTGGGGTCCACCGCCTTCACTCTGGCCAGTCGCGTACGGGGAGACTCGACCGCCGCGCCGCCGGTGCCGGTCGCCGCGGTGTTCTGCTGTTCGCGCTTCTCGGCGACCTCGTCGACGACCACGGTCCAGCGCAGCCGCTGCATCGCCACTGGGTTGAGGCCCAGGCGGTCGTTGAGGTGTCGCGCTTCCTGCGCGGCCTTGAGGTCGCCGGCTTCGCCGCGGACCTGCCACCGCACGTAGGTGGCGACGGTACGGGTCCAGCGCAGCCGTGCCCACTGCGCGGCCTGGGGTGTCGCCCAGAGCGCGGCCCACAGCTCGGCCTCAGCCTCGGCCTGGTGGGCGAGCACGTGCTGCAGGGTCTTCACGGTCGCGCGCACGCGGTCGATCTTGTCCTCGTCGACCGGCTTGCCCTCGTCGTAGGCGAATTCGAGGTCGTCGAGGCGGGCCTGGGCGACCTGCAGCTGCGAGCGCAGGCCCACGTCGGGGCCGAGCGGCCAGTCCGGCACCGGGCCGTCGTAGCCCTGCGCGGGCAGGTGGGTCATGGCCACCGTGGCGTTGCGGCGCCGCGCGTTCCCGCTCGACGTGGGGCCGTTGCTCATGCCGCCCACGCTCACCCCCTGTCACCGGTCGTCACGCGCGCCGGGGCCGAAAACTCCCGGACCCGTACAGATAAAAATCCACCTCTTGACGGGGTCGTCGAAGGCCAGGTCGAACGGGACTTAACCCCCCCACCCCCCTCTGACCAGCGGTTATACCTGTTTGCGCAGGTCAGAGGCTTGATCGACGGTCCATGCGGGCATGTCACCACCAGCTATCAAGCCCCTGACCTGCGGTTATGCACGTTTGCCCTGGTCAGGGCGCTGGGCTCGGGGTGCGGCGCTGGGGTCGGTCGCAGTCGGTCACGCCGAGCGACCCGGGCCGACCCGGTAACCCGGGCACCGGCCGCCGGTGGCTACCGGTCGGGCAGGCTGACGCGCCAGTCCAGGGCCAGCAGGTCGTCGTGCTGGGGGGTCCAGGGGTGGACGTTGCCGTTCACGTCGACCAGGTCGAGGTGGTCGTGGTACCTGACCTGCCGGCCCACCAGCGTGGGCAGGGCCTGGCCCAGCGGGCGGTCGGCGGTCACGGTGATGGTGGAACCGGGGACGAAGACCAGCACGTCGGTCCAGCCTGGGCGTGCCGCGCGCATGCCGGGTCGGGACTGCAGGTGGTAGAGCATCTCGCCGAAGCTCAGGCCCGGTCCGTCGACGGGGTCGAAGACGTCACGCACTGCGTGCTCCCTTGCGTCCGTTGCAGGGTCGGCACAGCACGGCGAGCGGCCCGTCCTCGGGTCCGCCGGCTGCGACGGGGGTGATGTGGTCCGCGGTCAGGTCGGTGGCCTGGTGCTCGGGCACGGCCCAGCCGGGGCACCAGTAGCCGCGGGTGGCGATGTGCTCGGCGACCGCGTCCGCGCGCCGCTTGCGTTCGGCGTGGTCGTAGGGGCGCTGCTCGCGCTTGGCCTTAAGGACCAGGCGGTCGAGGCGGCGCTGGTGGTCGGGGCAGCGTCCGGTGCGGACCAGTTCGGGGCAGCGCGGTTCGTGGCGCAGGCCCAGGCACGGGCGCAGCGGTTCGTCGCCGGTGGTCATCGCGGGTCGCAGGTGACCTGCTCGGCCAGGGCGTCGCGCGCGGCCGCGGCGCAGTCGCACAGCTCGCCGTCGTGGCGCTGCTGGTGGGCGTACAGCCGGTGCTGCAGGGCCAGCATCACCTGGCCGAGGTCGGGCCTGGCCTGGGCGGAGTAGGTGACGGCCCAGTAGACGACCTCGACGCCGAGGAGCCTGCTGTGGTGCGTGACGTCGACCACCAGCTGCCGGGGCAGGTCGTGCTCGTCGCAGAACCGGTCGACCTCGTAGCGGTCGCCGGTGACCAGGTAGAGGGGCAGGCGGCGGCAGTCGCGGGCGAAGCGCCGGTGTTCGTGGTGCTGGACCGCGGCGACGACGTCGTCGAGGTCGGCGGGGTCGGTGCCGATGCCGGCCAGCTGCAGGTGCTCGTCCAGCTCGTGCGGGTCGATCCTCACCGGGTCACCGCCTTGCAGTGGTCGACCAGGCGGTAGCCGCGGTCGCGGTCGGCCATGACGTTGAGCCGGTAGTCCAGCAGGACGTCGAGCACCGGCGACCACTCGCCGGTGCGCCGGAAGCGGGCGGCCGCGCGGGCCAGGGCGTTGTCGACGACGCCCAGCGCCGCGGTGGTGGGGTCGGCGCGGTCGGTGCGCACGAGGTCGTCGAGGCGCCGGGCGACGGCGGCGCGCAGCTCCTGCTCGTGCCGGGCCAGGACGTCGTCGAGCCAGGTGGGCGCGGTCACGGGCACCTCCGGTGGTCAGCTGCTGACGATGGTGACGGGCCCGTGGTTGGTGACGCGCCAGGAGAACGGGTAGTCGGCGCTGGCGTACAGGACGCCACCGCCGATGCCCTTGCAGGCCACGACGACGCGCACCTGGTCGCCGTCGAGGTGGTCGGCGGTGACGACCAGGTCGCGGCCGCCGCTCTTGGCGGGGTAGTGCACGGTCGAGGTGCCCGGATACCACGCCGGATCGCCCTCGACCGCGGGTGCGGCCGAGTCGGTGGACAGGTAGTGCACGAGGGTGGCGCCGACCAGGACGGCCAGGTCCAGGAAGCCTGACTCGCTGCTGTTGCGCATGCCCTCGACCTCGACCACGAGGTAGTCGCCGATGGCGGCCGGGACGGCCAGCTCGAAGCCGGTCAGCGGCTGCCAGGCGCCGGAGGTGTTGGGCAGGTTGGCGTTGCCGCTGGTGACCTTCGCGCGGGCGACGACGAGCCGGGTGCCCTTGGCGTCGAGCGCGGTCTGGGTGGCGGCGCTGACGGGCTTGAGGGCGTCGCTGGTGTTGTCGACGTTGCCCAGGCCCAGGTCGACCTTGCTGATGACCACGGCGCCGGTGCGGCCCTGCACGGTCTGCACCGGGCTGGCGGGGTAGTGGTGTTCCTGCCAGCCGGCCAGCTGCGCGGGAGTGTCGGCGACCAGCTGCCAGTCGGTGCCCAGGTCGCTGCGGTAGCACCAGTCGCCGCGCTGGCCGGTCAGGGCGAGCATGGCGGCCTGGGAGGCGACCGCGCCGAGGTAGTCCTGCAGGGCCACCGCGGGCAGCTGGGCCTGGGCGACCTTGCCGTCGACCAGGTCCGCCTTGCCGGCCAGCGGGACGGCAAGGCGCGCGGCGTTGTAGTACTGCGGGTGGTCGTCGTCGGTCAGGCCGGTCAAGCCGCCGTGGTCGGACACGTTGTCGTGGGTGTGGCCCAGCAGCGAGTAGGTCTCGACGTCCGCCGGGGCTTCCTCGATCGCACCGCCGATGAGGTCGCTGAACTCGGCGGTGCCGTCGCCGGCGGGCAGGCTGAGGGTGAACCGCTGGCGCCAGGCGTCGGTGTCGACGGTGACGGTGTAGGTCCAGCCGGAGGGGCTGTAGGCGGGGTCGTCGCAGGGCGGCAGCTGCACGGTGGCCTCACCGGCGACCAGGCGCACCCGGCGGTCGACCGGGCCGTGCACGAGGTTGCCGGCGCCGTCGCACAGCGCGGTGCCGGACTCGAACCGCACGGTGCCCATCGCCGGTGTTGCCTGGTCGTCGTGGGTGATCTCGATGTGCAGGGTGCGCAGGGCCACGACCGGTCACCCCCCGGGGGCTAGTAGACGTAGGGGAGTCGCTGGTCCCAGCGGGGCCGGGTGGCCAGGGCGGTGGCGACGTTGCGGGCGCGCTCGGTGCCGGCGTGCGCTCCGCGGCCGGGGGCGGGGGCGATCCGGCGCAGCCACCGCCAGGCCGCGGCCGCGGTGGGCGCGGTGTGCAGCTCGGGCGGGCCGAAGCCCAGGCGGGGCCGGGTGACGGTCCACTGCCCGGGGCCGGTGCGGCGCACGGTGGCGCGGGCCTTCACGGTGCGGTCACCGTGCGGGCCAGCAGCGGCACGCCGTACTGGTCGAGGTAGTCGTCGATCCGGTCGCGGGCGGCCGCCGCGGTGTTGAGGTGGGCGCGTACCGCGGCCAGGGCGCCGGTGGGCGCCTCGGTGGCGAACGACTCGCTGCTGATGACCTCGACGGCCAGGGCGATGCAGCACCGCTCGTCGTGGCGGGCGCCCTGGATCATCCGCCGCAGGCTTCGTCGCGTGAGCACGGCGGCCTCCAGGGGGTCAGGCTGGCTCGATGTCGAGGGGGTAGTCGAGGTCGCCCCACCACGCTTCGCGGACGCCCAGCGGGCCGCAGTCGAGCAGGTAGGACTTGCGGCGCTGGTCGACCTGGGCGATGCGGCCGTAGGCGTGGCCACCGGGCAGCCGGACGCGGTCGCCGACGCACCAGCGCTGGCGGGGCCACTCGTGGCGCAGCCCGTCGACCAGCTCGGCCGCGATGCGCAGCAGGTGGCCGAGCTGGTAGCCGTCGAGGTCCTCGACGTCGGCCACCGCGGCGACCTTGCCCAGCCGGACCTCCGTGTCGCCGATGCGGATGCTGACGGGGACTCGTAGCGTGGCCGGGGCCGAGGTGGGCGACATGGCGTGCGCCTTCCTTGCTGGGAGGCACCAGGACCGCGGCGGGGCGCGGGTCGGCGCGACTCGACGCGCTGCGGCATCCGCGCGGGCGACCGGCCGCGGTCCTGGTGCTGGTGGGGAGCGGGGCCGAGGTGCCCCGGACGCGACGAAGCCCCGCACCGTAGGGCGGTGCGGGGCTCCGTGTCGGCTGCTGAGGCCACAGCTGTTCCCGTGGCACTTCTATGTTGTGCCTGGTCAGCGGGCTCTGTCAAGCAGCCGGTGGTGGCGGGTCGCCCTGCTATGCGACGCGCTCGGGCGGCGGCCTGCCCTCGGCGGCCGCGGTGGCTCGGTCATGTGCCCATCGGATGCAGTCCCCCAGCCGGTAGCGCGGACGCCCATCAGGGTGTGTGCGATCGGCTGGAATATCCAGGCCGAGACGCCCTCGAAACGTGGAGTACACGAACGGCGTACCTGGGTTCGCCAGCAGTGGTACCGCGCGTGATGCTTCGGCGGCGGTGACCATGTAGTGCTGTGCGGCGTCGAGCAGCCAGGCCCGCCGGTCGGCGACCTGGTAGACGCGCGGGCGGTCGTCCTCGTCGGTGCAGTCGGGGTTGCGGCAGCAGGTGAACGTGGCCTCGGGGCGGGCGTAGAGCGGGCGTTCGCACCAGTCGCACAGGCCCAGATACCAGCGGGTCGGGGCGCGGTCGACGACGTGCTGGGTGCGGCCGGCGATGTGGGTGACCCCGTCGACCAGCTGCGCGACGTCGGGGTGGGCGACGACCAGGGCCAGGTGGTTGAGCAGCCACTGGGCGGCGCGGGCGGCGCGGCCGGGACGGTAGGGCAGCTGGGCGGGGTCGTCGTGCCGGCGGGACACCGGCCGGTCGCGGTGGTCGACCTCGGGCGCGACGATGGGCCGGTCCAGCAGAGGTGAGCCGGCCACGGGGTGTGCCCGGTTGGGGCGGGCGGTCGGTGCGACCACGGCCAGGTGCGCCCTGGCGTGGCGGGGCGGTGGCGGGACCACGACGCGGTCGAGGTCCAGGCGAAGCCCGCGGGCCTGGGCGACGTGGCGGGCCCAGGTGGTCAGGGTGCCGGTGAGGGCCTCGGCGGCCGCCGCGCCGGTCCAGCTGAACGGCAGGGGCCGCTCGGCGGGGTGGCCACCGCCGGTGTGTTCGGCCAGGTTGTCCTGGCGGCTGATCATCGTGTCCAGGTCGTCCTCGACGCGCACGACGTCGCGCAGGGCATGGGCGAGCTGGTCCGTGTGGGTGGTGCAGATCCGGGCGTTCACCGCGTGGGGCGCGAGACAGGCTCGGGTGGCGCACGGGTCGGCGATCTCAGATGGCTGCATTGAGTCACGCTCCCCGGTGCTGTACGTGGTCGACATTGGCACTTCGACACGCAGCGTGACAAGAAACCCGTTCGGGTTTAGGCCATTGGCCTGATGATCCACAACGATTCGACGCAGATTGAAACGTCAACGACCCCGTAGGACGATAGACGTACGCCGCGAACACGCGTTCGATGCGTTACCGGCCGGTAGCTTCTGCGTGGGGCAGGCGACCGCGTCCGGCGACAGAACGGGCCCGCACTCCCCTGGAGTGCGGGCCCGTCGCCTGTGGGGCAGGCACGCGTGCCAACCGGGTACCCGGACCAACGACCGAGCCAACCTGCCGGTTACGCCGGCTCGCCGGAACCGCTCCGGCCCGGGAACGGCACGACCTCGGCCAGCGGCCGGGGCGCGGCCTGCGCGGCCAGGTGCGCGCGCTGCCGCTCGAGCAGCTCGTCGAGGTAGGACCGGTACCCCTCGGGCCTGCCGCCGGTGACGTAGGGGTTGCGGCCGTCCTCGGCGCGCCCGCACGAGTTGCACACCAGCACGTCCGGCCAGGGCGAGACGCCACCCAGGATGTAGCCGCGGTAGCTGCCCGAGTACGCGGACCGCCAGGGGTCTGCCTCATAGGCGGCCTGGTGCACCTGGTCGTGCTCGACCCAGGTCAGCGGCCGCACCGGCAGCATCCCCCACGCCCCGTACAGCAGCCGCGCGCGGATCGTGCGCCCGTTGGTCAGGGTCACCTCGACCTCGTCGCGCCACCAGCCCTTGGGGATGGGCCGGTCCCTGAGCTTCGACGCGCGGTAGCGCGCGGCCTGGCGCTGCGCCCGGGTCATCGGCCGCGGCCACACCTCGTCACGCCGGTCCGGCGCGGGCCAGAAGTGCTGCTCGGGCAGCTCGGGCGGCTGCTTCACCGGGTCACCTCCTCGGCGGGCTCGGCCGCCGGCGTGCGGTGGGCCAGCACGGCCAGCAGCTCGGTGAGGTCGCGGGCGTGTGCGACCGCCAGGTCCATGTCGTCGTCGACGTCGGTGCACCAGTCGGCCACCGAGGTCAGCAGTTTGGTCCGGATCAGGTCCGGCCATTCGGCCACGTCGATGGCCTTCCACGTGCCGCCGGGCTGGCGCTTGTTCCACATCAGGGCGCCGGGCTCGCCGGCCGGCACCGACACCCAGGTCCGCGCGGCCGCGGTCAGGTGCCGCAGCACCGGGCGCAGCGCGTCGAGCAGCTCGACGGCGGCGCGGTTGAGGTCGGCCAGCTCCTCGACGGGTGGCGGCACGGCCGCGGCCTCCTGCTCGCCGGCCACCCCGTGGACCAGGCGCGACGCTTCGGCCAGCCGGGCGACCAGCTCGTCGGTGGTCGGACGGTGCTGCATCACGATCACACACCCCCCGACAGCTTCTCGAAGCCTTCCAGGCGGTCCACGCACCACACCCTGACCCGCATGCCCTGGTACTCGCCGGCGTAGCGGAAGCCGTTGTCTCCGGCGAGGCCGTTCTTGGCGACGGGGCCGTGCAGGCCGAGCGCGTCGGCCCACCGGCGCACGACGTCGTGCCGGTCCGGATCACTGTAGGAGGGGACCAGGCCGTTGACCTCGGCGCGCGTCAGGACCGTGCCGTCGTCGGCCACGATGCCGGGCCGCAGGGTCCAGCGCAGCTCGGGCAGGCGGTGCTGCTCGGCCAGCTTGTTCATCCGCCGGTTCACCGCCTTGCGCATCTGGTCGTCGACCTGGGTGTCGATGCGCTCGGTGGCCTTGCGCAGCAGCTCGGCGCGGCGGGCGTCGCACTTGGCGACCAGGGCGTCCAGCTCGACGGCCAGCGGGTCGATGGTCCTGGGCATTCACGCCTCCTTGGCGGTGGTGGCGGCCGGTCGCGCGGCGCGGTCGGTCACGGTGGCGGCGGTGTCCAGCAGGGCCTCGGCCAGCTGGACCAGGTCGGCGATGGGCAGGGCCCGGTCGGGCATGTCGCCGGTGATGACGAACGCCAGGCGCCGCAGGTAGTCGCGAAGCGTGTCGCGCTCGTACTCCTGCAGCTCGTAGCGGTCGCGCGGCACCAGGGCCAGGACGGGGCGGCCGGACCGGGTGAGCCACGTCGGGCCCTCGGCCAGGACCGTGTCGACAACGGCACCGGGTGCCTGTGCGAGACGGGTTGCGGGAATCTCCTTCATGTGGGCAATGTTGCCAATGTTCGAAGATTGGCAACATTGCCCATTCGGGTGAACCTCAGCGGCGGCGGCGCCGCCGCGGTTCGCGCTTGGGCCTGTTCGGCTGTGCCGCGGGCATGTTGCCCTCGCGGATGCGCTGCCGGCGCTGCTCCGGGGTGAGCCCGAACCAGTCGTCGAGGGCCGCGCGGTCGACCTCGACCACGTCCTGGTGGCCGGTGCGGCGGGCCAGCTCGGCGCGCGCCTGGTCCAGCTCGGGCCGCAGCGCGTCGACCAGGGCCCGTCGCTTGGCGGCCTGCTCGCGGGCCTGGCGCTGCTCGAACGAGCGCACCGCGGCCTGGTCGGCGAGGTTGCGTTCCAGCTCGGCGCGGGCGGCGGCGCGGGCCTGCGCCGTCGACTGCGGCGCCGGTGCGGGCCGGGCCGGGGTCGACGGGCGCAGCTCGCGCGCCACCCGGCGGCCGAAGGCGGTGATGCGCTCGGGGGTGAGCACCAGGTCCCGCTCGCCCAGCACGCGCTCGGCGGCGCGGCCGTGCCGCTCGGCGACCTGGCGGCGCGCGGCCACCCGGCGGGCCTGGGTCTGGTGGAACCCGGGCAGCACCCTGCCGTCGCTGCCGACCCAGGCCCGCAGCCGGGCCTGCAGCCACCGCCACACGTCGCGGCTGTCTGCGTGCTCGGGCAGCGACCGGCCGACCGGCACGCCGGCGCGCGGGTCGAACGCGCCGGGCTGGTGGTCGACGGCGTGCACCACATCGAGATTCGACCACCCAGCGGCCCACAGCGGCGCGCACAGCCGCCGGACACCTCGCCTGGTCAACCGGCCGAAGATCGCGACGTGACGGCGCAGCCAGGCGGCCGCAATCAGCATCTCGAACCGGCTGGTAGGCGACTTCGAGCGCCAGATCTCGCGCTGTTCGTCGTCAAAGCTCGGCGCCCGAAGGGCGCTCGTTTCGTCCTTCCCCACCGGATCGACCGCAGCTTGTCGACCTCGCTTGTCCACAGCGCGGCCCTCGCGCGCGAAACCCGCTTCTTGGGATCTTTCCCTACGGGAAAGATCCCAAGAAGGTCGCCCCTTTTTCTCCACAGAAGCAGGCTGACCTGCGGTTTCCCGGACGACCTCGGCGCGGGCCTGGTCGACGATGCGCTGGGCCACCCAGACCGCGGCCTCGGCCGGGGACAGCGGGATGCGCAGGGCGTAGACGGCCCTACGGTTGCCGTCGCCGACGTTCACCCGGAACCCGGCCTCGTCGTTGGTGGCCATCACCATCGGCCTGGTGGCCGGCGTCGAGCCGGTCTCGATCACGACCAGCCAGCCACGCACGCGCAGCTCCTGCAGCCACCGCTGCACGCTGGTCTCGGACAGGCCGGTGGCCTCGATGAGGTAGTCCCAGCCGGGCCAGGTCTCCAACGTGTCCCAGTCGGCGCTCAGCGCCAGGGCACGCGCCAGGGCCAGCACGTTGCGGCGGCCGTCCACCCGGACGTCCTCGACCCAGGCCGCGCGCGCCAGGGCATCGAGCCAGTGCCGCTGACCGGTGGGGTAGTGCAGCGGCGCGGTGATCAGCGGGTCCGGGCCCATCTCCCAGGCGTCCGGGCGACCGCCGTGCGCCGACCAGCACGGCCCGCACACCACGGCGTACAGCCGGGTGTTGCGGTGCCGTCCCTCGCGCACGTGGCAGGTCACGCACGGCCCGTCCGTGCGCTGCGCGCTCGACCGACTCGCCGCGCTCATGCGGCGTTAGTCCAGGTCAAGTGGCATTCGGGCGCAGGAGATTCGCCCAAGGGGGGGAAAAAGGGCACGTTGACCACGCATTCCGGCGTGGCTACGGCGGCAACGCTCCCGCACTGTCGGTGCGGGCCGCTACCATCGTGCCCACGCCTGGTTCCTTTCAGTCGGCAGGCGTACCGAGGCCGGTGAGCTGCTACTCATCGCCTCAGCTTCCCCGGGTGACCGCGTGATCAGCGCGGACCTGGGGCTCGGGCGCCAGGACCTCGGTCCTGGCGCCCAGCTTCGTTTGGGGGATCTTACGGGGGCGTTCGGCCTGCCGGGTGACCGGCAGGTGCAGGCATCTTCACCCGGGTGCGGCGCGTCCACACGCGACACGCGCGGGTCGTTATCGCGCTTCCCCGTTTTGGACGCCTACCGCCCGGTAATGCTGACAAAGATGATCTTGGGAACTAGGCTCGCCCGCGTGCGCGCGCGCGCGGTGTTAGGTGTGTGACCTGGGCACGTTGCGGGCGGTGGCCGGTTCGACCGGCCAGGTCGCCGACTCCCCTCGCACCATCTCCCGGCGCAGTTCCCAGCTCTTGGCGTCACGGATGACCAGGTCGACCGCCACCGGCGGGTCGACCTCGTGGTCGGCGCCGGCCTGGTAGACCCTCCGCGCCTCGACCAGCACCGGCGTGGACACCGGCATGCGCAGGTCGAGTGCCTCCTGCTCGGTGGGCACCCGGGCGTAGGCGGTGCTGAACACGCGCACCGGTCCGCCGTACTCGGGGTGTTCCTCGAGCCGGTCCAGCCAGCCCCCGGGGCCGGTGTCCCGCTCGGCCACCACCGGCACCCGCTCGATCAGCAGCGGGTGCAGGTAGGTGGTGGTGATCTGCATGGGCTCTTTCGCGCTGATACCGCCCACCCGGCGCCTGGCCAGCACCCGCTCCCCCACCGGCACACCGAGGTGCTCGGCGACTTCCTCGGGGCAGGCGACGTACTCGCGGGTGGGCGCGCCCAGCGGCACCCAGTGGCCCACCGGGTCGCTGAACAGGTAGCCCAGCTCGTTGCGTCGGACGGTGCCGCTGACGATCAGGCGCTGCCGGGGCTCGGGCCCGCGCACCACGGCGCGGGACTTCGGCCGCACGACGATGCGGCCGCGGGCCTGCAGCACGGCCATCGCCTCGGCGACGGTGGACTTGGCGATGCCGTACTGCTCCTGCAGGGCGCGGTAGGACGGCAGCTGCGTGCCCGGCGGGTACTGGCCTGACTCGATCTTGTGGTCCAGGTCGTCGGCGACCTGGCGGTGCAGTGGTTCTGCCACGGGGTGCCCCTCCTCGGGTGTCTGGGCTGACCCAGAGCTTGACATCTGGGCCAGCCCAGATCAAGCTACCGCAGGAAGATCCAGGCAGGGGCCGTGTCCGGGGATCGCACCCCCGGACACGGCCTGGCTCACACGTCGGGAAGGACGTGATCGCCATGCGTATCCAAGCAGGTTCAGGGGGTGTCGATGTCCGCCGTACGGCGGTCGACCGCAGCGCGAGGTGGGCGCGATGACCCCCGAAGAGTGGGACGACGAGCGGTTCCGCCAGTGGTTCGTCGCGGTGTCCATGCTCGTGCTGATCGTGCTGGTGCTGCTGCCGGTGGCGCAGATGGTCTGGGGTGGCTGGACCGAGAAGCAGGCCATCAACCTGCTGGCCCTCGACCTGCTGGCCTGGGGCCTGATCGCCCCGGCCATCTACACGCCCTGGGCCCGTGCCCGCCGGCGCAAGCGGCGCGGGGAGCGGCGCCGGTGAACAGCAGCCGCGAGACCATCCCGGCCAACACCCTGGTCTGGGTGCCGTTCGGAGAACACCTGTTCCACCCCGTGCCGGCCTTCCGGCTGCTCAACAGCCGTGCCCTGTTCCACCCGCTGACCTACCCCGAGGTGCGGGAGGACGGCGGCATGCGCGCGGCCCGCAGCGTCATGACGGTGTGGCTGGTCCAGGACGTCTACCTCGGCGTGCTGCCGGTGGTCGGCCTGGACCAGCACGCGGCGCGCGCCATCGCCGAGAACTGGACCTCGCTGACCAGGGTCGGTCGCCACGCCATCGCCGACGCCGTGCAGAACTGGACCTCGGGCAAGCCTCCCCAGCGGTTCGACCCCCAGGTCGACGAGCAGGTCCTGGACTGGGCGCGCGCCTACGTCGGCGAGTTCAGCGACAGCCGGGCACGGCTGATCGACACCGTGCCCTGGCCGGACACCCTGCCCCGAACCCGATTCCACGGACCCCTGTAGGAGGCACCGGTGTGGCGCAAGATCCTGTTCGCGGCGGTCGTGATCGGCCTGGCCACCCAGGCCCGGTCGGAGCCGACCGGCGCGGAGCAGTCCCCTCCCCCGCCGGCGTTCACCGCGGCCAGCTGCGGCGCGGCCGGTGAGGTGACCACCGTGGTCCCGGACACCGCCGAGGCCAGGGCCGCGGCCGAGGACTACTGCCGGACCCTGTCCGCGGTGGCGGGCCAGCGGCCGCAGCCCGGCGTGGTGGGCGGATGAGCGGGGCCCGGGGCGTGGCCGGAGCGGTGCGTGCCGTGGTGCGCGTGCCGCTTGGCCGGTGCGTACCCGGGCCCTCGACCACGCACCCCCCAAGCACCCCTCAAAGCGCGGCTGACCAGCTGCCAAGCAGCCAAGCACGCAGCACGCCCCTCCCCCGTTTCCCCGCCGGCCACCGCTCGACGCGGTGGCCGGCACCGCGCTGCGTGGACCGCGTGGGGGAGCGGTGCCACCCCTTGCCCGCACCCCCTGCTTGGCCGCTTGACCTGGCCTTTTGCCAGGGGGTGCGTGGTCGGGGAGGGGCCGGGCGGCCGGGCCCGGCCGAGGCTGCCGCCCGGGTGCCCCGGCCGGGGTCGCGGCCGGGGCACCCGGTGCCCGGTGGCGCCCGGCCGGGCGCGCGGTCGCTGCCCGATGGCGTGCGGGTGCCGCGCTCCCCCACCCCGGCGGCGCCCGGCACCCGATCCCCCACGCCTGTGGCGGACACGCCACGCTCCCCCCTCGGCCACGCACTACGCGGGCCACGCACCACGCAGCGGCCGGTGGGGGAGCGGAGCACCCCTGACCAGCCGATGACCTGCACGAACACGAGAGAGGCACGATGACCCCAGACGAGATCATCCGAACGGTGGCCGGGCTGGACCACACCGAGCTGGCCATGCTCGCGGCCGGCCTCGGAGCGGCCCTGCTGGCCGTGCTGGTGGCGGCGCGGGTGCTGCGCGGCCGGCGCCGGACGCAGCACCGGGCGACGCCGGACCAGAAGCCGGCCCCGGCAGGCTCGGGCGGCTTCTACCTGGTGGCCCTGATGAGCCTGGGCCTGAGCATCGACACCAGCTGGCGGTTCTTCGAGAGCCGGATCGGCATCGACAGCGTGCCCGAGCGGCTGGTGATGTTCGCCGTGCTCGAAGTCGCGCTGATCTCGTGCGGCTGGGTGCTGCGCGCGCAGGTGCTGAGCAAGGGCACCACCGGCGAAGGCCCGTACAACGTGGTCGCCTGGTCGCTGGCCGGCTTCGCCGCGGTGATGGCCGTGATGGTCACCGACGACTTCTGGGTGGGCGTCACCCGCGTGGGCCTGGGCCCGGTGCTGGGCCTGGTCTCCCTGCACCTGGCGCTGGGCGCGGACCTGCGCCACCGCAACCCCGACACGCAGCGGACCGGGCTGGTGGCGCGCGTCGGCAACGAGCTGCTGCAGCAGGGGCTGTCCTACCTGGGCCTGGGCGACGACGAGCGGGACGCGGCCCAACGTCGCAGCGCGCGGCACGCCCGGCGGCTGGCGTGGATGGTGGTCGACGGCGTGCCGGCATCGACGGACCGCCGCGCCCGGCAGCGGTTCGACCGCGCCCTGCGGCTGTCCAACATCGCCCACGACCCCCAGGCCCAGGCCCAGCTACTCGCCGAGCTGCGCGTGCTCCGGCACGTCGACGAGCTGGCGAGCTGGACCGGCACGTCCCCCTGGGCCCCCGAGGTCCAGGCCCCAGGTCCCGAGGTCCAGGCCCCCGAG